CTTTAACTTAATAAGTTTGACAATTTCTTGTATTTCCATGCCACAAATATAAAAATAATTTGCAGAATGAAAAAACTTTTTTCTTTATGGGCTGCCTAAAGTGTCGGCAATATACCGTCCAATCCTCTGAGCGAGGGTTTGAGTTGTCACTTGTTTTAAAGATGGTGTCACGAATGGTTGAGCCTTTGTTCCCTTCTGTCCAATCTTCCTAGCGATAACATAGGCAAGTGACTTTGTTGCTGCTATCCTATCAGGTGACTGGGCAATCTTTTGTTGTACAGGTCGTTTATTTTGTATCCACTCGTAAATGTTTTTAATCGGTGGCATCTTACCGGCTCTCCTTCCATCTTCTACATATTGCCAATAATCCTCCATTAGAACAGTCAAACGATATCCGCTTTGTGTTCCTTTGATTTGTGGCTCAATAGACTGAGATAATGAACTTGAAGCGTTTGTCTTGTTAGCCCTTAATCGGTTCTGCATCTGAGAGATTAACTCATTGCCCCAATTTTGAACTATACGCAAAATCCCATCATCTGATGACGGGTTAAAATCTGAATACTCTTTTCCTATGTTCTCAAGAGAATCAGCCATTCAATTTGCTTAATGCGTAGTTGTGAAAATCTTTCAATCTGCTGATCCATCCACGACCAAAATGCTTGAATGAAGATAGACCTCTCAAGAAGTTAACTCTGTGGTCGTATGACTTCAAGTAAATATAGTCCTCCCCTTTCATTATTATTAGGCGATTTAAGGCACTCAATGTGTTCTTTCCTACCTTCCCATCCACTGCAATGCTAAAACCCTCTGACACGATAAATTTCTGTAACTGCTTGGCTGCTCCATAAACGCCACTACCCCAGGCGAAATCTGCCCAAAATTCAGCGATAAGGTCGGATTCAATATCATCTGCTTTTATACCTTCCCAGTAGAGCTTGTAGATAGACTTCCAATCTTCATGACTCATTGCGTAGAAACGCTTTATTGATTCTTCTGAATCTCCGTGCTGTGCCTTCCAAGCAGCCCACGTAATGCCTTTATTTGTGTGAACGCCTGAACCATCAGGTACGCAGTTCGCTGATGCACTATCTTTAACGTGCTTACTGAGTCCTCCTTCCCACCGAAGGATATAGTCGATATTAGCATTATTTATATTACCCATTTTCTTTAACAAGTTTGTTGATGTACCACTGTGCTTTGAGCAAGTCCTCATGCCCGTTCTTACGCTCAAAACGCCAAATATACTTAATAATATTACCCTTGAGATATCCTTTGAAAGCTTCATGACTCATACTTGATTTTATTGCGTCGATGCACTCCACTTCACCAGTGTAGTGAGATGGACTATTTACACTGTCAGCCATATGTATCTAAATTCTTCGTAAGGCAAATCTATGTAAAAAGAATGAGATCCCTCGCAAAACACTTGAGTCATCTCGTAAAACTGCGTCGCTCCTACCACTTTTGACAAGTCCAAAACACCTTGTTCTACTATCTCCACCTCTTGAGATTCTGTTTCTAATCCTATCTGTTCGTAAATAGGATCAATCATGTCCTCCCGAAATATGTAGTTTACCTCTATCTTCATTGTGTTTGGTATGTTCTGGCTTTCACAATCATTTTATCTATACCTTTCTGATGTATTCTTACAGGCGTTAATTCACACCATCTTGCACCGATGAAGCGTGGCGAAAAGCCTTTTTCAATCGCCCATCCTGCTGCTCCATATTCATCGCCCTTCTTATACTCGTCTTTATAGGTGGCTGTGCGAATCATTAGGATATCTTTTGTTTCAACCTTGTTTGCATGGTTCATCTTTTCCACTCGGTAATTCATTTCGTAATCCTCATGAACGTGACCTTGCCAAATCATGTCAGCACCTTGAATAAATGTTGCCGCTCTATTATGGCCAATAACTCCCTTGGTTACTGCACCCCCAGCCATCCCGTGGTGATATTTAATGCGATATGATGCTTTTGATCCGCTCCTTTCAAAAGTGTAAACAATCCAACCTCCATAGCCCCCAGTTTGAATGTGAGTATTATTAACCATATTTAAGCCACCGACAAATCGTTGAATCAAATCTACCTCGTTGTGCTTGATGATAGCCGTTTCATGATTGCCATAACCTACCACTTTGATGTGTTCAGCATATGGTGAAAACCACTCTATCGCTTGATTTGCTATCTCGTCAAAGTAATGGTCTACTTTGAACTCAGGTCTTAGACTTCCTTTACTGCCACGGAAATCCCTTCTCGACCCCATGAGGTCAAAGGTATCTCCATTAAGGTGTATATCTGCGCCTTGCTCGACGGCTTCGTCAAGATGACGTTTAAGGATGTCACGTTGGCAATAGGGAGAATCCCAGTGGATGTCGGAGATGAGAAGTAATTTCTTAGGTGAGAAATCGTGGTCGAATCTGTGTACATTTGTTTTCATAGTATTAAAGCCATCAATAGTATTAGACTACTGAAAGCTGATATTTTTTGATATCTATATTTAGCCTCTTTTTCTTTATTAGTGGCTATTATTAGTTCTTGAATTATACTGTCTTGACGATGTATGGTTAAGGAGTCATTGTGTGCTAATTTGATATACAACTCTTGCTTTTGTCTGCACTCGTGCAACTCAATCAACCGCTCATTTATCTCCCTTATCGTGCTGTCTGAGAATTGAGAGAATGCTCTCTGTGGTGTTAACACTGCTAATGCTATCAGAGTAGATATTGCGAAGGGAATCAATCTTTTTATCAACTGCATAGATTTCACGAATGATAATAACTCGGCTTGTGTCACGTTGGTATGTCGCAGTAGCTTTCGAGGTAGGGCGTGTTAATACTAAAACTAATGCCATGCCCAGCAACAACATCAGTACGTGAGTCAAAAAAGGGTTCAGCCGTTCCGCTAACCACGATTTCAAAGTCTGCATCGGTTACGTTTCGTTTTAATAGTGTTACAATGTCTATAATTATTCCTGCCGTGTCTGATAGCACTTCAATCGTGTTGGAGCTGCTTTCAAATTGGCGATCCATCACTAACATGGAGAAGTCATAATTAACTGCCTTCTGCTCAGTGTTAAACGTGAAGCCATTTGGTACAAGCCATACAAGAGGATAGTATTTAACCTCGTCAACTGCGAAGTCAAACTCTGCCCCCACGGCGAACTTTCCCACCATCTTGTGGCTTTCCGCTTGGGTTTTTATCTTTTCGATGATTTGGTTGAGCGTCATATTTTTTTAGCTTGGCTTCGTTTTTTAGCCTCCATTTATTTTTGGTAGTCATCTGGGAAATCGTAGTTAAAGAAGCAGTCATCATCCGTACCAGGGAGATACATTCCTCCAAAATATGCTGTGTTCTGTGGGCGTATTACATCAAAGCCAGTACCAGGATTCAAATACTTTGGATAGATAGTTGGATTCTCTTTGAGGAAATCTCTTAATCGCTCCGCATAGTATTCGGCTTTATCTCTGTATCTCTGCTCTATCTGTGTCAACTCGCCTGTTGTGATAGGTGTGGCATTCTCAGAGTTACGAGTCGATACTGACTTATTCATGAACTTAAAGGTCATTGGCAACATCGACTCAGTCAGTGAGTAATACTTCAAACAAGGCGCAATGTAACTATCAAGTAAAGTGGTGTTATCGCTTGTTAGTGTACCGTTATAAGCCTGATCTTGCAGCTCGTCGTATATACCCGACCCGATCACATCACGAATGTAAATCTCTTGAGCCTCTTTAATCGCTGCCTTGAGAAGCTTATCGTCTAAGTTCTCGTTGATTGGTGTGTTATCCTTTAAGTAGGTAACAGATACAAAATATACAAAGTTAGCCATTGATTCTTCTTCTTAGTAGTTGTGGTTGCCAAATGTGTCTGCAATATGGAACGTGAGTGGTTGTGCCTTTGATGGTCATCCATCCGCCTCGTCTTTTCCATGCTGAATATCCTGGGTCATTGTACTCTCTTGCAAGTATCACAGAAATTTGGTCGATTTCTTCCCTTGTATAAACTCGGTTGAGTCTTATCATCCTCTGACAGAAATCTCTTGATGTAGGCAACAAATCGCCTCCGCTAATACCCGGTGCTTTCTCGTATGTGTAACGAGTCACAATCTCTGTTCCAACATTTGAATTTTCAAGAGTGGTTGTTCCTTCAGGTGTAATTCTAAAACCATCCTCAACAGATTCAATCAAGCCTCTCTGTGCCATATCATCAACCTCTCTCATTATCTCCTCCACAGGCTTTTTAATGTTGTTAGAGAGCGTTTCTAAGGTGATACCCTCGTTAGAGTACAACCACTGCAAAATCATCGCTTGTAGAGCATCTCCGAACTCCAAAGGTACTGACTCAAAATTGTCCGCATCTTCACCGAACTCAGCAAAGACTTTCAAATCTTTGTCATCATCCCAGCCGAAAGGATTATCACAGCTCTCACATTTTACTTGTTCAGACATTGCTGTTGTGGCGGACATACCCAACTCGATACGAGCCTCATCTCTGTCAATGATGCCTTTCTCAAATAACTCAACGTAGTCAAGTCCAATCGGTGGCTTGTTCTTAGTTTTAAGCTTTACAGGTGAAATGTATTTGAAAATAGAACTCAAGGCTCTATCCATTTGATTCTGTCTTGGCTCAATGTATGAAGTTTGGAAAGCCTCAAAGGCTTCAATCAACTCGTTACGCCCTCCAAGTTGCCCCTCTGTCTTTATACCGAAAAGCATCGGAGAAGTAACTCGGTGAGCCATCAAAATCTCCTCTTGTACGGTGTTGTTCAGAATGTCAAACTGTTTATCAAAGTCTGAAGGTGCAAGGTTGTTAACGACCGATGGAGTTTCGTTCGGATCGTTGAACTGAATGATAATAGACCCAGCGTTATCTGTTCCGCTAAAGTTGTCTTTAAATCTGCGAATTGTTGACCTAGCTTCTGACGGGGAAGGCACCCCCTTGAAGAGCTGCAGTAGGGTCTGAGCAGAAAAGCCCGATTTGATAGAGTTAAGATGGAAGTTAGCAATCTCTGTGTCTATTTCGATGTACTTAAGAGCTGATTGGTACGGTGCTGTTGGATACTCTCCGCATCCTGCCTTGTACATCTTGAAATAAAATACCTGCTTACTCTCTCTCGTGTTAGGATTCCAAGCATAATAATGGTCAGGATTAACTTTCCTATCGCTCCAATCCTCAGCGTATAAATAATGACCATCTAACGAGTGACGGACATTCTGAAACGGGAGATGATAAATCTCTGCTATTTTGGTTTTTGCTTTGTTCCAAATGATCTCAAGAGCGAAGCCATCAAATAACTCTAAATCCTGTGCAATCTTATTTTTAAGGCTGTCAAAGTCCTCGTAAGCGTTGATTGAATCAAGAGCGTCGTTTGCCTTTGCAATGTCTTCCGTGTTGTATGCGATGATTTCAGTTTTATCACCGGCTATGAAGTCAGCCTTTTGAGTTACGATTGCCCCGTGTTTTGGTGAGCTGTTAAACAAGTCAATCAACATTTGTGGGTAAGCGTTATCCTGCCCGTATGTCAAGAAGCCTTTAGCCTTATTTTCCTTGAAAATGGGTATTTTGCTCTCCGCAAAGTTGATCCGTATAAAGTTATTTTCCATCTTTCTTAAATTTTTCTACTGCACTAAATCCAAGTGCTAAAATACTTAACCACTCAACAGCCTCTACAAGTTTATCTGTATTGTAATAAATCATTGAGCCAATCAAAGAAATAGCACCGACAATGCCCACAACTCTTTTGCTGCTTACTTCTCCTTTTTCTCCTTTGAATGCTTCAAATATTTTCATTTACCAAATCTTAACTCTAACAAACTATCATTAATCTTCCTCATTCGCTTCAATTCTACTGTTGCACTATCGTACAACTTTTGACTTTCCTTTATCTGCTCGGCTACCTCATCCTCTATCGTTGGTGTGTCAGTTGACAATGCCAAGATAATAGCTAATATTCCAAAGGCAAACAATGCTTTCATATCTTTCCTAATGCTTTATAGATTTTGATTTCAGTCACCAACGCAGAACACAACGAATCTTGAGTTTTTAACATAGCCGACATTTTACGCAGTTCGGTTTCACACTTCACAAGACGCTTTTCGCATTGAGCCGTTGCAAGGTTGCTCTGACGTTCTGCTCTTATGTATAGAACAGTAACGACAATAAGCAAAAGGTAGGTGATAGCCTTTTCGCTGTTCTTGGTGAATTGCTCAAATGACACGGGGAATCTCATATTTCTTCGTCGGGGATTGGTGTGTATTCTATACGTTCTAACTGATTTAATTGATTGCGTATTGCTTCAAATTTAGGGTCAGTCAATACATTCAATCCAACTATCCATTTATCGCTTCCGTCTTTGACAAACTTCAAAACAGAGTTTCCGTTGCGGTATCCGTTCAAAGCGTTGTATTGTTCAGTGTTTGGGTGTAGTACTATCATAGATTACTAAAGTAGTTTGTATAATATGCTGTTTCTACATCTTCCATTTCAGCAGTTGACAAGTTAGAACCTAATCCAAACAATGATGCTATATTGCCTAAATCCCATGGTAATGTGTTGTTACTTAAAACATGCAAATTAGCGTTTTCCAATGCAATTGATGCTAATGCTGATGATGAGTTAGTATTAGTTAAGTCATTTTCTAAATCAGTTATTCGACCATTGACATTATTCGCATCTATTCTGTTTGCAAATATTATTTGATTATTTACACTTGTACCAAAATTAGATACATTAATTCGACCACTTGAATTTATCCAAAGTCTAGTACTATTAAACGCATAACTTAAAAAGTTACCAGTTGAACTTACACCATAAGGTCTATTATTAGATAATGTTGTCAATTGTGACAATGCGAAGATTAAACCCACATCGTTTTGCGTGTAGTTAACACTATCTGTTGATGTATTAAAATTTGTATCAAGATAAGCACTTGTACCATCACCTTCAAATCCTTTATTAGTCGTAAACGTTGGGCTATTCACTTCCGTACATTCAAAATTATTAGGGTCTTTCCAATTTATAGACGCAAAGTCGCTATCTCCATCGGTTGCGAATACATAAAATACATCTAATTTACTCCACACACCCGCATCTTTTAAATCAATAACCAACTGATTTTGCAAGGCTTGTTGTGATGCACTTGGTAGCGTATATGTTTGCGTAGTGGCATAATCTAAAATGGCTTGATAATCCGCATCAAATCCACCTCCAACTCCTGCTAATATTCCAACTGTCGCTCTTATCATGCTAAATCACCTATAACATACCAAGTATCAGTCGCTATCTTTATACAAGTAGCCGCACCATATTGACCGCCTATTCCTAAGGCTGAATCTTTAGATAACAAAGTAACGCCCGAACCTGCTGCAATAGTGGTTGTTCCTGCCCCTTTTTGAACTACGATTATCTGTGTTCCTGTGCTAAATGCTACCGATGAATTTGGCGGAACAGTCAAGGTATTAGCAGCCGCATTGTTCATCTCAACCAACTTATCAGCATCACCCAAAACCAATGTGTAAGTTGTTCCCGTTTGAGCGTTTAAACTGATTAATTTTGGAGTCTTCGCATCCACTTGCGTTTGTATCGCACTGGTCACCCCATCTAAATATCCCAACTCAGTAGATGTAACGTCAGAAACCGCAACCTTTCCGCTACCATCAGAAACCAAGGCACGTGATGCCGTTAGGTCTGTATCGTCAATAGTTGTAGCCGCTCCCGTGATAGTTGCTTGTTTGCCGTCAATCTGTGTCTGAATAGCACTTGTTACCCCGTCAAGATATCCGAGTTCTGTGGATGTAACAGCAGAAACTTCAACCTTACCCGTAGCACTTGATGTTAATGCTCTCGAAGCCGTTAAATCAGTTCCTGTAATGGTTGTCGCTGCTCCTGTGATAGTGTCCTCTTTACCGTCAAGTTCTGACTGCAAATCTGTTTGACTTGATAATGTTCCTGTAATGCCTCCCCAAGCAACTGATGAAGATATTGAAATGTCACCGCTACCCAATAACGATTGAGAGTTAACGGTCTTTATATTAGTTCCACTTACTAAAGTGTCTTGTTTAGCATTCAAGGCGGTCTGAGTAGCAGACGAAACAGGTTTATCAGCATCAGCAGTATTATCAACATTAGAGAGTCCAACATCCCCTTTGGCAAGGGTAACAGTTCCAGTTTTACCTGCGACAGATTGCACAGGTGCGAGAGCCTTAATTTGGCTTACGTTTACTTTCTTTGTCGTTGCAACGCTCGTGTCGACTATCGGCAGGACATCAGCGTCATCTACCGATACTATTGCGTCTAATGCACTTATTTTTTTATCAGCCATCTATAGTAATATTTTGCTTGTGTTATCTTCTTGAAGTAGGAAGTCACCGCTTTCAAGTAATAGGTAAGCGATTGCCTCAGGTGCTTCAATTTCGTAAATTTTCTCATTTAGTTCAACGGTGTATTGTGTCGCTGCCGTTGGGTCAAAATCAACCTTGACAATTCCCCTCTCAACTAACTCATTAGCAAGAGCAGGGTCTGTGTTTGTGTCAGATGTTTGTGCGTATATTTTGTATTCATACTCACCAGCGTCTAAGGTAATAGTAGTTCCCTCTGTGATTTCAAACTTGTTGTATCTGTCAGTGTAGGAAGATGAATCAGTAAGGATGAAATTGTAAGTGACAGCCGTCAATCTATGCTTTAAGGAAAACAAATAGTATGGGTTGAGGATCGTTGTTTTCTCCCCAAGAGTTAAGTACCAGAACTTTGTTTCCGCTTTATTCAGTTGCAGCATCTATATATAATTAAGAAAAAACGGATTTTGGCGTAAAAAAAAGAGGAGAGCCGAAGCCCTCCCCTATTAGAAACTATGAAAACAAGAAATTAGATACCTAATTCAGTAGCAACAGCAGCCTGTACCAAGTATGGAGATTCAGCTTCAATCGCACTCAAAGTGAAATTGTAGCCTTGAACGTCACCCATTGCAGTACCTGACTCGGAAGTCATTGCAGTGATGTCGCATCCGTACTCGTTACCAGCTAACCAATAGTTATCATTGTTATCCTTTACTATGCAGAATACACGATTCTGAGCAAGGAGCTTTAACTCATTACGCTTTGTTGTTGACAACTTACGCAAACGAGCCACGATATCAGATTGGTTGAATACTGTTCCGTTCTCTTGTGAAACATTTGTAGTGGTAGTCATGCTACCCACGCCCTTCGGAAGCTCATAGGTGTAAACATCCCCTGAAGCAACTGTTGTAGCTGTTACCTCGCCACCGCTTACGGTGAACCCGGTAGAAGCCCAGTCGATTAAATGAATGCTCTTGATTCCACCAACGGCATCCTTGCAGTCAAGTGTAAATCCTTGTGTTAGATTACAAGCCATTGGTTACCTCCTTTAAGCTAAAGTGAATTGAACTAATTGATCAGGGAAAGCAATCTGTACACCATACTTCATGGTTGCACGGAATCTTACCTCGTCGTT